CCCACCAACTAAATGAACTATTAGCTATGATATTGTGATGACAACAACTCATCAATAACAGCTGTTCCCAATCTTCTAAACTATTTTCTGCACGAATGAAACTATATTTTGGAAATTGTAGTTCTAAATTCTTAATCGTAATAATTACTTCATCAAAATCTCCATCTTCGCAAAAATACATTACCGTGAAATTTGTATTTTTATACTTCTTTTCTAAAAAATTAAGTGCTCTAAAATAATAGTCTCTTGTCATTATTGGATGATAGTGTTGCATTTTTTTATAATCCCCAATACGAAAATGCATACTTACAAAATTTTTAAGTAATTCTTTATCATGATTCATTTTTGTTAGAAAATTTGTTTTCACTTTTATTTTCATTTCCTCAATACAGAGCAATTCGTAAATTTTATGATAGTTATCTTTAAAATATTTATAACTTTGAAAATATCCAAAAATTAGTGTATCTTTACCTAGCATTTGATAAATAGGTAATTCATTAAATGTAAAATCTTTCTCTCTTATTACATTTATATTGTCTGGTAAAGCGTAAATTAAAAAATATTGTAACCTATATAATAATGAATTCCAAAATGTATATCTTACTGTAGTTGAACCACCACCAAGAGTCTCTAAATTAAGAAATTTAAATTGATTTCTACTTTTAATACCATATGAAATAGTTGTAAAAATTTGAAATAATTGGTTACCCAAACCACCCATTAAATTACAAGTAATCATTATACAATTTATGATAAATATCTATTTAAATATTTAATAAAATTGAAATATAAATTTTATATAATAATTGTATCATAATTATAATGTATACATCAACGTACAGACCCAAAAAAATTGAAGATTTTGTTGGAAATAAGGAAGCTATACAGCCATTTATTAAATGGTTATTGGAATGGGATGTTAATGATAAGAAAAATAAGTGTGCATTAATATCTGGATTATGTGGAATAGGTAAGACTTTATTGGTTGAATTGGTTTTAAAGAAACATGATTATAATATTATAAATATTGCTATTGATGATAATAGAGATAAAGATTTTATGACTAATACCATTAAACCTTTAATTAAAACAAAAAAAACACATGATGGTCAAGAAAACGCGTTAGTTTTTAGCGATATCGATTCAGGTAGTGATTATGGTTTTATTTCAAGTTTAACAGAATGTATTAAGGAATCAAAAATACCAATCATTTGCATTTGTGATAATCGGTTTGACCAATCAATTAAACCAATTCTAAATTATTGCTTTGATATAAAATTAAAAAAACCAGGATATCAAGATGTTTATAGATTACTTTATAATATAGTTGTAAATGATAAGATAAAAATAAAAGAATCAGAAATTAAAGAACTATATGAGCAATCAAACGGAGATATCAGATTTATGTTAAATACTTTACAGTTTGGTATGAGAAAAGGTAAGAAAAATATCCAAAGCACAAACATATTTGAGTCAACTGCTAAAATTATGTCAATTGATGAGTCTATTGATGACAAATACAATTTGTATTGGTTATCAAATGATTTGCACACATTAATGATTCAAGAAAATTATATCAATAACACACTCGGAGTTAGGGAAGAAGATAAAAAGTTAGCAAATGTAGCTTATTCGGCTGATGCTTTATCAGATGCGGATATATTTGAACACTCTGTTAATATGATAAATTGGGAAATGGAACCTTATGTAGCATTCAGCACTATTAGAGCAGCTTCTAAATGTAATAAGAAAACGATGATAAAATTTCCTCAATTCTTAGGCAGAACTTCAACTATGAATAAGAATAAGAGGGAAAAAATAAATAAAGATAATATTAAGTTTTCCGAAGATCAAGAGAAGCCTAAAACTAAAAAGATAACTACAGAAGCAAAAGAAAAGAAACCAAGAGGTCGTCCTAAGAAAGTATCATAAATAAAGATATAATAAACATTTAATATATATGAAGGGTAAATATTTAAAATAAATGTTAAATTATTTTTTATTTTTATTACTATATTATTGATAATACTTTTTTTTAATTTACTTAGATTCTATATATTTTTTATGTTTGCTACTTCTTAAATGTTCAGCCTTTCCAGCACATCTAACTTCTGAGCCACATTCACATATAAAAGTTTGTTTTTGTTTTTCTAATATTTTCTCTTTGTTTTTCTGATACCATTCATCTTTGTATTCTTTCACTTTTTCTTTATTTTCTTTAACATATTGTTTTGTCTTTAATTTTATTTCATCTTTATGTTCTTCGTAATAATTGTGACTTTGTTGTTTAATTTCTTCTTTATGTTCTTCATTATATTTTTTCTTAAATTCTTTAATTTTTTCAGAATTTTTCTCTCTATACTCTTTTTGTTTTTGTTGTAAAATTTTATTTTTTTCTTCTTCAGATAGTTCTGGTTCAATTATTCCGCATAAATTGTTTTGGTAATTGATATGAACATTAGATTGTAAATGTTTATGTTTATTTCCAAAAGTAAACTGTTTGCCACATTCACAATTAATAATTTCAGCTCTTTGGTTCTTAAGTTTTTCTTTATTGACTTTTCGCCATTCTTTATTAGCTTTTGCTGCTTCTTCTTTATGTGTTTCTCTATATTCTTTTTTTTGTTCAGATAATTTTTCTTTATTTTTCTCTCTATATTCCTTTTGTTTTTCTGATATTTCTTCTTTATGTTCTTCAGCATATTGTTTTTGATATTCAATTTTTTGCTCTTTATTTTCTTGATAATGTTCTTTTGTTTTTTCAAGAATATAGTCTTTCTTTTCTTCATACCAATTTTCTTTATAAATTTTTGGTTCTTCTTTACACTTAGCATATGGTTTATTAGTATTTAGCTTAGCACCTAATTGTTCTATCCAATAGTGTTCGGTTGATTCTGCTTCTCTTTTATTTTTAAGATTATGTTCTTGAATTTGAATCATTGACCAATTATCCCATCCTCCATTATCTCTAATAAATTGATATACATATTGATTATATTTTTTGTCATTTTCATTACAACAAGATGTTTTATGTTGATTTTTTCTTTGAGTAAAATTTGTAGTGTGACCAATATAAATGTCATCTATTTTAGGGTCTTTACAACAAATCTTATAGATTATTGTATTTGAGTAATCCGTTTGAATTTTAGGCATTAATATATAATGTAAGTTATATCTTTAAGTAGTTATATTAAAAAATCTTATAATATTTTAAATAGTTTACACTATTTTATTTAAAAATCTTCGGATAACTCAAAAACATTATCACTTACAGTCTTATTTGCTAATGCATATTCTGATACTTTACGTTCGAAGAATGATGTTTTAGATTCTAAGCTAATTAACTCCATGAAATCAAATGGATTACTAACATTATAAATTTTTTTGTATCCCAATTGCACAGATAATCTATCAGCTACAAACTTAATATATTGAGTCATCAAATTTGAATTCATACCTATTAATTTACACGGTAATGCCTCACAAATAAACTCGGTTTCAATATCAACTGCTTCTTTAATAATTTCATGAATACGTGTTTTATCAATTTTCTTATTTAATTTTGAATATAAAAGAACAGCAAATTCACAATGAAGTGCTTCATCCCTCGAAATCAATTCATTACTGAATGTAAGACCTGGCATTAAACCGCGTTTTTTTAACCAAAATATACTGCAGAAAGCACCACTAAAAAATATACCCTCTACACAAGCAAAGGCAACAAGACGCGTTGCAAAACTGCTTCTATTATCATGAATCCATTTTTGAGCCCAATCAGACTTCTTCTTAATACACGGATAATTTGTAATAGCATTAAAGAGTTTGTCTTTTTGTTCTTTTTCTTTTATATATGTCTCTATTAAAAGACTATAAGTTTCAGAGTGAATGTTTTCCATAGCTATTTGGAAACCATAAAATGCTCTAGCTTCAGCAATTTGAACATCGTTCATAAAACGCGAAGCTAAATTCTCCAAAACAATTCCATCACTAGCAGCAAAAAAAGCAAGAATCATAGAAATAAAATATTTTTCATCAGCATTTAAGCTTTCCCAATTAGTTAAATCTTTTGTTAAATCAATTTCTTCTGCTCTCCAAAAACAATCAACTTGTTTTTTATACATTTTCCATATATCATCGCATTTAATTGGAAACATAACAA